TAAGACAACAGGACAAAAAACATTATCGGCTAATTATTGGTCAAGAAAGGCATGGAAATAAATTATGAAAAAAGGTTATCACAAAACTAAGAGTGGCAAGCTTGCTAAAAAAGGTCTCTGGTATAACGTCAACAAACGTAAAAAAAAAGGTATTAGTAGGTCTAAAGCCAAAAGTACAATAAGCGCAAAAGCTTATAAAACATCATAATAAAATTTAAGAATAGGATGTGATCTTTCGATCATGATTTGATCTAATCAAATGGGATAGTGGTGGGTAATCAATTGACTAACTTATAGAGTTCTACATTTGTGATTAATGTGTTATAAGTATATTAACACACTAACATGATAAATAAATTTGAACTTAATAAGTATTTTATAAGTATCTTTAAAAGTATTGATTTTAAAGGTGCTAAAACTAATACTCTATTGATTACAAATCAATTGCTCTACCAACTGAGCTACAAGGGCAGTAAAAAAAAGCTTATATATAACGCCAAAATGAATTGCAATAGATTCGTTTTGGCACTTTTTTTATGTCCGAAATACAAGGATTCATCAAAAAATCAACCGAAAAACATAAGTTTTTTATAAGTTTTTATGATGAATTTTTTATATTTTAGTCAATTGATTGTTAAATCAAGCTTTTTTAAGTCAAATGATTTATTGCTAATAGTATTAATACTATGTATAACATCGTTATAACTTACAAAAGGAGAGAAAATGGAGTTAAATATAAACAAAGTACCTATCAAAGATAAAAAAGGTAACGTCAAAATGTATTGGCGTTGGAACTACCTAGACCAAAACAATAGACCTCTAGCAATTACAAAAATAAGTAAAGCTAAAGTAAAAGAAAAAGCACAACAAAAGATCAAAGAGATAGGATTTATTAAGACTAGCACTCATGAAGTATTATTAAAAGAGGCCAATATATCTTTTCAAAAATGGTTAAAGTATAAAGTAAGAGAGGGAACTGTTAATCTTCATCATACTAAGAACTATGGTAGTTTTTTTAAAAACCATATACTTCCATTTTTTAACAACATAGATATTAGAAATATAGGTGAGAATGAAGTTAATAACTTTGTTAAACATTTAACTAATAAACTATTTCAAGAATGTCCTAGTTGTAATGAGCAAAACTCTAGTAAAGATATTAGATGTGAAAAATGTGGATTTAATCTTACACCTAAAGAAGATGCCCTTGAGCCAAAAACTGTAAGGAAAATCTTTAATACATTAAGCTTGATTATACAAAATCAAGTTGATCCACCTAATAGAAAACTACCTAGAAATATATGTAAAGATATTAATTGGATGGCAAAAGTAGTTACTAAGAGGCCTAAAACAAATGCTATTAATTTTGATTATTGGACTCCAAAGTATGTTGCAAAGCTAGTAGATGATATTGAAAGATACATGGTCAAATTAGTATGTAAAATATTATTACAAACTGCTTGTAGGCCAAGTGAGGTTAGAGTCTTGACTAGAAAAGACTTAATTAACTTTGACCCTCAATCTAACTTACCCCCAATGATTAACATAGATAAGGCTATGAAGTGTGGCACTAAAAAGATAGGTGATACCAAAACTATTAATGGCCATAGACAATTGGTAATTACTAGCCAATTAAGGGATGAAATCAATAACTACGTTAAAACGCTTCCAATGGACCAGGAACATCTATTTTTAGACAATGTTGGCTCTCCTTTACGTTTAGAAGCTATTTCAAGGGGTATAGACAAGGCTTTAAAAATTAATGGAGTAACACTACCAATTGATAGAAAAGGGTACTTCTTTCGCCATTATACGGCAAGTTTTTGGGCTTACACCTCAAAATATACTAACGCTATTGATTTGGCCAAAGCACTTGGAGATAAATCTATTGATTTTGTATCGGAGACTTACATCAAGCCATACAAAAATAATAATCAAGAAATAGTGCATACCGATTATCAAGAGAAACATTTTACTAATTAATATGACTATTAAAAATGATCTTTATATTTGGGTTTATAAATTTGGTGCAAAAAGACCAAAGAAAATTAAATTAAAAAAATTTGTAAATGCTGTTAATGACACAACATTTTCTCAAAAATTTTTTACAAGTGAAAAGGAAGCAAAAGATTTTATAAAAAAAGATTTTAAATAATTATTTATACCAATACTTATCGTAGTTCTCATTATCATAGAGAACTACATCCCATTCTATTTTTCGTTTAATACTTTTTTTAGCAAACTCTCTAGCGTCTTTTTCCAATGAGAATAGTACATTACTAAAGCTAGTAAATTTATCTTTAGGTTTCCAAATTACAAAATACATAAAAAAAAAGAGAGGGAACTTTGACATCCCCTCTCACATTTCACACAACAAAATAAAAGAACAAGTTTTAGTTGTTCTTCACATTAAATGTTAAACACTCATATTTAATTCCTCTTTGTTAGCAACTAAAGAGGGAGCAATAGTTGAGGAATTATTAATAGGTGGTTTAACTTGACCTATCAATTCTTTTACGCCACTTGTAAAATAAGTTAGTGGCTTATTAAAAAATTCGCTAATTTGAATTAGCCTTATAGTTGATGTTCCATTTGCACCTTTTTCATACTTCTGTATCTGTTGAAACGTAACGCCAATTGCTTTTGCTAACTCAGTTTGAGTACATTCTTTTTGTCTCTTTATTGTATGACTAGCTGTTGTTGAGGTTTGTGGAACATGAATAAATACTTCTCTATTGGCTCTAGCTTCTTTAATCTTATCACCAATAATTCTATTCATTTTAATATCTAAAGGTGTTCTTGATTTTATTTTGTATTTCTTTTTTTCCATTCTCTTTCTCCTTTGTTTAGGCGGACTCCTATCCTAGTAGTTTTTTTCAACTTTTAAGTTAGTTAGTAATTAAGTTTGCGCATAAATGAATTTTGCATCTTCATTTTCAACACCTACAATTTGTCTATACGTCTTGTCATACTTCTTTTTTGCTTCAAGAGTGTGTACGCATTGACGACCTCTACTTTTAACTGGTCGCATAATCTCATCATGCAATTTTTGAAGTTTGGCATATCTTCGTAATAGACTATTACTTTTGCTCATCCTTATTAGTTTCCTTTATTGGTTTAATCCTAGATTTTTCAAACTTTATATCTAAGACGTTTAACGTAGCCGTTTCACTTGGCTTATTCGACACCGCAGCTTTTTCTGCATTATCAAATTTTTCTTCAAACTTAGTTTGAATTTCGTAATAACTTTCTTTGATTACTTCATCACTCATCTTCTAAAATCCATTGTTGAATAGCTTTTATTAACTTTAAGCATTGATATTTTTTCTAGTTGATCATCACTAAGTTCGATGTTTCGTTGCGCTTGATCGCTTTTGCTAATCAAGTTTAACTTGTATAGTTCTGATATAATCGCACCAGCTCTAGCCCTAGAAAATCTAAATTTGCGCCCAATCTCTAAGTATGTTGGGCTATATTCATGTTCTTTAATAAATTTTTTAATAAATTTAAGAACGTCTAACTTGATAGCCGATAAATATATATGTCCATTCTTCATTCTTTTTCCTTAAATAAGTTAGTTACGTTTTCTTGTGTTTGGTTTATATCGTTGCCATCCTCTTTAAGAGCCTTGAGATAATTTAATAATTTTTTTAAATACCAAAGACACTTTTCCAAATCCATGATGATACTATCTATTGATGTTCCATGCTTTTCACCAAAGCGAAAAAGGTGCTTTAGACCAGCACCCTTTAAGTAACCAATATTTTCTTCATGAGTTTGTTGACTCATAATCGCATCGCAAGTTTGGATGGCTTTCTTATAGTGTTGAGGATTGACGCTTTCGTTATCCATTAAAATTGATCCTTATATGATGAATCTTCTTTAGTTTGTGGATCACTTAATTTGATACTTATATCAGGTTGCTTATCGTTAGTTTTATCCGTATTCAACCAAGCTGCAGCTTGTTTAGGCGTACCATTTATTGAGGCTTTGCCAGTATAGTGTGGATATTTAGTTCCAGGTTTATCTGTGTCTCTTGGTTGACGTTTCCACAAAGCGATTTGATTATCGTATTTATTGTCCATTAGGTTTTCTTCCTTGTATTTGTGATTTTAGTTTGTTGTATTCATTAGCAACTCTCACATCCTCAATTGGATCAAGATAAAGTTGTTCTAATTCATTGGTGTACTCTTTACCCAAAACTTGAATCCCTTGTTCAAATTTATTTACAGTTGTTGATAGTTCGGCTTGTTTTCTTAGCTTCTCCATCCATTCTTTAGCAAATTCTTGAGTATTAAATTTTTTACTAATTTGTTTTTTTTCTATGATTGGCTCATCTTTTGGATAATTAACCTTATGTCCATTTTCAAAAGTTTTGTCCTTACTAACTTTAATAGGTTTAGTATCTTTAATAAAATCCTCAATCTCTTCTGCTGTTGCAATTTCATTACCCATAAATCCAAGTATAGATAATGCTCTACCAATACTAACTGTCTGAGACTTCTCAAATTCTTTGTCTCTATTAACCATCATTTTAGATTCACCAACACTTAATTCTTTACCATCTAAAAATACACTTGCTCTAAATTTTGTAGAGCCATTTTCTAGTTCACTACTAAAAGTTAAAATTTGTAATCTATTTCCAAAATATTCTCTAACGAACTTAATACGATAAGGTACTGTTAAATATTCACCTTTAGCACCTAACTTTACATAGTCGCTTTGTTTAATATTATCTCTAAATTGTTGTATTGCGCTCTCCAATGTTTTTTCTTTACTCATAGTTGTCCTACCTCTCTCAATTTTTTTGTTGGGTTTTTTATTTGTTCTTCTAACTCTTTAATTTTTTTATCTTTGTCTTGAATTTCTACTCTTAATTGGCCATTCTTTTTTTGATGAGCCAAATTAATTACTTCTAAATCTTTTATCCTTTGTCTTAATGGTTTAATTATTCCTTGATCACTCATAGTATCCTTTAAATCTTTTAATGATGTCAGGTGATATACCTTTCCACCAAAAACCATTTTTTCTTATTTCACTAAAGTCAGGCTTACAAAGTTTTGCTAAAGTTTTAATATCACCATTGGCTAATTCTAATTTAGTCTCCCAACATTTTTGATATAAAACTAATTCATCATAATAATGTTCAAGATTTTCTTTACTTAGTTCTATGCAATTGTCAGGGGTGAAGATTGTATAATCACTATCACTAGCATAAGTTAAAAAAGGTGTATGTGTTGGCAATACCTTAGAGTACAAAGCTATTTGCAAACAATCGCTATGGAACGGTACTTTTGGTGTTTTCTTTTTTGTATATGAATATCCACTCTTAGTTTTTACTAAAGTTCCAAATACATTTTTTATATCTCCAAAGTGAGTCTCACCAATTAAATCTACATAACATAAAAAATAAGTTTTAATTCTATCATCCCAATGGGTATATTCTTTTTCATCTTCCCATTTTTGCTTTGGCAAAGTAGCAATATTTTCTAAATGATTGCTTGAAATAGCACCCATATTTTTGATAATATGCTCAAATTTAATTTTATCTTTTTCATCAGTTCCTTTAAAATTATCTATTCTCTCTTGTATTTTTTTAATCATTCTAAGATTTCCTCAATAGTTTTGTTTTCACACAAAGCCATTTGCACAACTTCATGAGCAATAGTACCCCCTGTAAATGAACTATTAGATGGTAGATTCATTTTTTCTTTTGGAGTTAGAACTATGTAATTTCGAAAACGTATATCGTCAGGGATTGTGTTTTGGCTCTTAGATGTGTGTTTTAGGCCAAATTTTGTATAACATTCTCCAATTTGTCTTGGTCGATTCGTCATATAAGAAACTTATAACGATAATATACAAGAAATGCAATAGTATTATAATCTATTGCTAATATTATTTTTTAATTACAACCCAATGATTATCTTTAGGAAAAGCAATACCCTCTATTTTAGATGAAGATTCAATATCAATATTAGTTACTATATCACTAATTTTTTTGTTTGAGATAATTGATAAATCTTCAATATTATATTTTCCATTTGATTGAGGTATCAACCATCCATAATAAAGTGTTTTTGTTTTTTTTTGTCTTACTATTGATAAAGTATAATCGGCACTTGTTCTTATTAAATCTAAAGGCTTAATAAATTTTACAGCTCCTTTTAAATTACCTTGTTTAATTATAATACCTACATGATTAACCCAATTTTCATTGACTTTTAAAGACCAAATTTCTTTTAGTTTTCTTTCTCTTATTTGACCATTTTGCATAAAATCACCAACAACTTTTATAACACAACTCCTAGTAATAAAATGAGTAGATGATAAATATGGTAAGCCATTAAATCTTTTTTTATTAAAATAATCGGCAAATAATTCAGATAATTCTAATAGGCCAAAATTATGAGGATCACTACTTTTTTTATTAATTAATCTTGACCATTTAACTTTCCAATTATTAAATTCTTTAACTTTTTTACCTAAAGTATCTCTTAATAATTGATCTCTTGAAACTTTATGTAAGTTTAGTTGCTCATCTAGTTTATCTTTTTGAAACATACTATCCATATTAGTCTTATTTACTTCAAACATACACTCTCCTTTATTATTTGTCTATTACCATTGTGTTATAGATTACTTATATCAAATAATAATTGCAACATTATTTTATTTAGTTATAACATTATTATCGTTTATGACTATAACTGAGATTAAATACAAAAATCATAAGGCAAAAATAGTCAAATTAACTAGGAAACAAGCCATTAAAGACAATGTTTGGGGATACTATGATCCAAACGAATCTATCATAGCGATTCAAGAAAATTTAGGAAAATTCACTTATTTAGATACATTACTCCATGAAATAGCACATTTCATAGCTAACAAATCATCGATTCGATTAAAAAATTT